TTGCTCCATTTCTTGTCGAAGTCATCGACCGACCAGGACTCGCGGACCCAGCAATGCTGCATATCCGACAGGTCCGGCATCAGGAACTCGCTGCCCGGCGTGACGAGATCCGGGTTCGGCACGGGATCGATGTAAATGTCCTGATTCACCGCCCGCGAATGCAGATGGCGCCGGTTCACGCGCACGAACCCGTAGGAGCGGTTGATACAGTTCTCGAACGCCGTCGTGTAGCCGATTTGGGCGCGGCTGCGGTACTCGATCTCGCGCATCTTGTCGGCGTAGAATTTCGCGGTCTTGTCGTCGGCGCCGTTCCCGGTTGGCGCAAACGCGACCGCGCGCTTATTCGAGCGAACCTCATTAATCGCCTGATTGGAGTACTGGCCGAGCTCGTCAAGGGAGAGCGAGACACGACCGGTTTTGTCGCGCGCAAGGCGGTCTTTCGGGTCCCACGGGTCGCCCGCGACATAGCGCATGTCGGTCGTCCCCTCGTCGCGCGTGGGTTTCCATTCCGCCTCGTCGAACGAAAAGAGGTCGCGAATTTCCTTGACGTCGGCGTCTTGACTCGCCATCAGTGCTCCAGCAACCGGATAAACTCCATCGCGTCAGCGAACTTCTGAGCGAACGACACGTCTCGGTCGTCGCCCATCATCAACCAGAGCGCGCGCTCCGCGCGCATCACCAGAGGGTCGGGGCTAGGCTGAAACTGCCGCACGAATCGAATCGCGATGCCTGTCGGCTCGTCCGCCATAACGTCGTCAGCCATCAGATCCCCGGTATCACGTGGCGCTCTTTGTGTCCGCATTGGAGCGTGACGCCGCCATCGGGGCGCCGCACGCGCTCAAGCCGTCGGTCTGCTTTACAGTCGTCATGCTCACACCCGAGAAAGACCGCAATCCTCTTCGACGCGAGAAACGCCGTCACCTTGTCGAGCGCCTTCCATTCGGCTTTCGTCCAAATTTCGCGCTCTCGCGAGATGTCCGCCGGCACGATGAGGCCGGAGGCGTGCTCACGAAAGGCCGGTTCAGCGCGGACCATACTTCACCCGTTCGGCCCATGCGCCGCCGTAGTACGGCCACACGCAGCCGTACGGTTCCTCGCGAAGTTCAGTCGGGCCGTCGTTGCTCATTACGCCTGCTTCCGCCAGAGTTGCGCCCGTAAGACCTTCCCGCACGCGAGGCACGTTACCGTGACTGGCTGCTCGCTGGGCGTCGCGCTCCCGAGTGGCCGCGTCACCCGTTCGCCGCACGGGCAACAGACCGTCAGGAGCTCAAAGCCGGTCTCGGCCGTGGCCTCTGGGGTCACCGTCACTTCTGCGATCGGTGTCGGCATGACCTCATCGCCCAGCGGGACAGCCGACGTAGGCGCCGCTAGGTTTTTCGGTAGGTTTTTCGCTACTGCTACTTGCTTTTTTGCCATGTCCTAACTCCACCTCGCAGACGGCCGATACGGCGGCGCGGTGCTGCCCGGTTCAGACAACACGACGGCCGTGTGTGTCAACGCGAGCGCGTCGCCGTCGTCTGGCGAATCGACGCCGCGCGCCTTCATCTGTTCTTTGCTTTCGAGGAGTAACCGATCGCGCTTGTCGTGCCGATAACCCGGCGACGTGAGATCGGTCTCCAGTTGCGCGGTTGCGTCGATCGCCGCGGTCGGCAACCAGTCGCGCATCTTGCCCCAGATATATGAGCGCATATTCGCGTACTTTGGATCGGGCGACTCGCCACCAAACTGCACATCGATGACGTTGGCGTGTCCGAGTTGGCGCAGCCGATCGGCAATCGGCCCGCCGATGCTGCCGCCGGTCGCATCGACAAAGAGCGTGTGAATCTTCCGGCCGTGGAAGTCGCGCCCGAGCACATCGGCCGCCAGCGTTGCGACCTTCATCGAGTCCCGCGATTGCTCGCCGGGAATGCGTATCGGCGGAATCGTGCGCGCATCTTTCCCACGTCGGAACCGGAACACGCATTCATCGGACCCGCCGCGTGCCAAATCCAATCCGGCGACGAGCGGTTCATCGGCGAGGACAGACGCGTCGCGCTTCTGGGCGGCATAGACAACGTCGCTGCCGATGAACTGCAAATCAGAGGCAGACGGAGGCAGACCGCGGACGCGAACGCGGACGAAATCGCTATCTTCGCCGTAGTCCTGAATCCACTCCGCAATTTGCGCCTTGTTCGTGAACTTGGAATCGCGGCTATCAATGATGGTTTGGTTCCACCGACCGCGGAGGCTCCCAAAACAAATCTGATGGAAGCGCCCTTGCGACTTCGTCGGGTTCCCGAGGACGAAAATCATCGGCTCGCCGTCAGTCAAGCCGCCCTCGGCTACGTCGAAGATCACTTCGGCAATCGCTGAACTTTCATCGAAAATGTAAAACGAGGTCGAATCGGCGGCATGCTGCCCGGCGAAGGATTCTGAGTTTTCCTCTTTCGAGCTCTGGGCCGCCACAAACCAATTATCGCGATGGTCGCGGTGATACATCCGCTCCGAGGTCAGGACGAACCACTCAGCGGTCACACACAGCTTGGTCCACTTCTGAATGGCCGCCCACGTCTTCGTCTGCAACTGCGGGAAGCTGTTGGCGGTGACCGTGCCGTGACAGAACGGACGCGTCGACATGATCCAATCAACGACCCATGCCGTGATTGACGTTTTGCCGATCCCGTGGCCGCTCGAAACCGCCTCGCGAATCGCGGCGACCGCATCCGACCCGTTGAACCCGCGCGCCCGCACCTGTTCACCGAGCCGCACGAGGAAATCGTGTTGCCAGGTGTCCGGCCCGTCGTAGTCCTGCAACGCTCCCGGCTCCTGCCACGGATAGCCCTCCAGTACGAAGCGCAGTGGGTCATCCGCGCAATCGCGCGCCCACTCAGCCAGCGCGAGATCGACGGCTTTAGCCGCTACGGGCACGATTCCGCTCCTGTCGCTGTTTCAACACGCTCACAATGTCCACGCTCCCCGAATGCTCCACGCGCTCGATGAGCAAGCCGAGATGCTTGAACAGCATTTCGAGGTTCTTCGACTTGTCCCAGAGCTTGATCTTGTGGACCGTATCCACGAACCCGTCACCCGCCGCCAGATTCTTTTTCACCACTTCCACGCTCGCGACGGCTGCGGCGACGTCGTCCGGGAGCGTATGAATCGGTACGAGATTACCATCCGCATCAAAGATCGCTTTGATGTTCGAGAACGCAAGCCGCATCGCTTCGGCGAGCGCGCGATCGGTCGTCAATCCCACTTTCGCCATGCGTGAGGCGGCATCGGCGGCAAGGGCGGCTTGTACGTCTGGGCGCTTCAGGAGGCACGAGGCCATATTCCGCGCCCACTTCGCGGCATAGCCCGCACGGATCGCGGCCTGGTGGCCGTTGAAGTCTTTCGGATACTCCGCGATGAAGCGCTCGACGCGTCCGGCGTTCCGATGCGCGCCCCCATTCCCAGGCCGCGCACTCTTCGAACCCTTCTTCCCAGCCATCGGCCTACTTGTACGAAATCGCCACGGCCCACGTCCCGGCCACTGTGTTGTTATCGATGCTGACGCCGAGACACTGCTTCGGCCCCTCCGGTGAGAGCCGCGCGGAGTCGATCGTTGTCTGCGTCACGTAGTCAGCGAGGATCGTTCCGGTGCCGGGCGTAGACGTGTCTCGAATCGTGATCCGCTGCCCAGCCGTCAGGCCCGTGCCTTGAAACGAGATCCCGTCGATGATGCGCGGGCGGCCGGCGAAGCTCAGGCCCTCATTCACCGCCGTGTGTAAGCTGGATTTGGGTTGCTCTGTGACTGCCATCTGTCGATCTCCTTCACTGCCACGGATAGAGCGCGAATATGAGCCACCACACGCGTTGACGGGACCGCGAGTTTTCCCGGTAGCCGCGCCGCCGCTCAGGTTCCTCAATTTCTCCGGTCGCAATCCCGCTATAACTCCACGCCGCCTGTTGCCGCCACTCAACGCCCGGCGTCGCGTCCGGCGTCACCCCTGGCCCGAGCGGCAGGAACGCCACGCCGCCAGCCGCGCGCCGATCCATCGCCGAGTCAAGCGGC